TTAATTATTAATTTACCTGTTAATCCATCTATGACTTTTTGAACATCATCTTGATAGAATTTAATATTAGAAGTTGTGACTCCGCTAAATACTGTATCATATCTTAAACCGACATAACTCTCATTTAATTCTAAAGTGTAATGAACAACAGTTTTACCCTGCCTTACCAAATGAGCACCTAATGATTGTAGACACCAACTCTTACCGATACCAGCAGGAGCAACCAAAACACCTAATTCACCACCTGCCAATCCGCCATCCATCACATCTGTTACAGCATCCCACGGAGTTGGCATAGTTTCCCTCACGGATTCATTTAACCTAGCATCTAATGATATGATATAATCGTGACCTAAATCTCTTTCGCTACCAGCCTTCATAGCTTCATCAATTTTGACTTTTATCTCATCATAGTTCTTCTGTTCTAACAAATCTATTGATTCTATGATAGCGCCTTTAAGAACCTGATTCTTACAGAAACCTAAAGTCTCCTGCTTTACAAATTCTAAATCAGTAGCCTCTATATTTCTCCAAGCTTCTTTTAGATTGTCTATAACAGAAACCTTTAAGATATCATCATCCATCTGATTAATTTTTATCTTCAACACTTCTAATGTAGGAGCCTTTCTAAACTCATAAAAGTATTTGCTAATTCTTTTAGTCAACCATTTGTTAGCATCTGAGTCAAAGAATTTAGGTTCTAATATATCGCTAATTGTTTGTATGAATTTATTGTCCGTTAGTAAAGATGATATTATCTTTGATTGAAATGTCGGACCAAATTGATTAAAATTTTCACTCGCCATATAATTCTTTCATTTTCTTTTCTTTAATTTCCATTTGTTTTTTCTTACGATAGCGTTCCCTAGCCTTTGCTTGTAGAACTGCTCTGTTCTTATGGTAGTATTCCATAGACCACCTTCTCTGTGCAGCTTTTCTATCTGCCTCAGAACTATACTTTCTCTTTCTTCCCATACGTTCCCTCAGCCATTTGATTCAACTTAGCAAAACATTGAACTAACCAACTCTCCATATTTGGAAGTGTAGCAAATAATCTATCCTCTATGAATTTCTTCTGAAATTGCATTTTATTTAGTCTATTTATAGGTTCTCTGATTTTATCTAAGATTTTAGTTTTAGCAGAAGTGCTGATATCTACCTCTTCTAGTTGCATCAACCGGTAATTTCTTCTTAATATTTCTTCATTTTCTTTAAGCTTTTCATCTTCTTTAATAATGTCATCTATATTAAGTATCTTATCTTCGAGTAAAAGTGGAATCTTTTTTTGAATAGTTTTCAATCCCCATCCACGAACTCCATTTATGTTATCAGACTTGTCTCCATCTATAGATCTATAGACAGCAAAATTATGTGATGGTATTCCATAGTCCTCTAAAACTTTAGGAGGATCATACATCTTTTTCTTTGTAGGAGACCAAACCGATACTCTATGATTTACTAATTGAAGAAAGTCTTTATCTGTAGACATTAGAACTATCTTTGATGTTTTTAGAATTTGCTTAGTTACATAAGCCATCGTATCATCAGCTTCAATATTCTCAATAGTTATTGTAGTGACAGGCAAATAATCTAAGTAATCAATGACTCTTGTTAATTGCATAATCATTGATTCGTGCTCATCTTCTTTGTTATTAAAATCATAAGAACGATTTAGTCTTTCCGACATATTCCTACCAGCTTTATACTGAGGAAATACTTTCTTTCGACGGTTAGACCCACCTTTACCATCAAATACTATGACAGTTCGGGTAGGTCTGATTGTTCTTATAGCATATCCTATTGACCTTAGAAAACCAACTATTCCCCCAACATGAGCACCGTCATCGTTGAGAGTTGGTATAGCACTAAAACATCTTATAAATGTATTTAAGCCATCTATAATCAATACTTTATCATTAGCAGTTTCTGATGCTGAATCACCACCTTTTTGCTTTATTTCTTCAAGTATAGATAAGTATTTAGCATTAGTCACCTAAAACCTCATTGGTAATCTCTACATCATCAATTCCTAAATCAGCTTTAGTATATTTCAGTATAACCTTATCGCAAATCATTTTGTAACAATGTTCCTTAAACTCCGGATCCTCTAGCTTTTCAGCCCAATCTTTGGATTGAAATTTAATTTCATTACCTTCATGATCTTCCATAGTATACCAAGCACCACCAACTTTTGCAATCTTATGTTCTTTAAGAACGTGTAACCAACTACCTTCATCGTCAACTCCGCTCTCAAAGTATAACGGAAATTCAGCTTTTCGTAATGGAGGACCCAAACGATTTTTGATTACCTGTGCCAGAATAGTCATACCAATTACATTCTTTTTGGTATCTTTTATCTGACCTTTATTCTTTAGTCTTACACGAGTTGATGCGTGAAATGGTAGAGCCTTACCACCTGAAGTAGTATAAGGATCACCGAACATAGCACCTAACTTTACCCTTAACTGGTTAGTAAACACCAAAGCAACTCTTTGTCTACCAATCATTTGAGTAATCTTTCTCATAGCCTTTGATATGATGATAGCCTTTGAAGTAGCCCAACCATCTTTATCAAAGTCAGCATCTAACTCAACCTTAGTTGTAGCAGCAGCCAATGAATCTACTAAGATAGTTACTAACCTATTCTTATCTGATTCTCTTACTTTAGTTACTATTTCTTCTATAGCCTCAAAGATATCCTCAATGGTTTCTAAGTGTAGATACAACATCTTATTCATATCAACACCTATAACACCTAAGAACTCTTCACTTACTGCTGTCTCTGTATCTATGTAAACAGCGACACCATCTTTCTTCTGTGTCTCTGCAAGTAGATGAGCACCAACTAATGATTTACCACTACTTTCCAAACCATTTAGTTCTGTAATCCTACCAACTGCAATACCACCGTTAGGGCGATTTGAAATTGCTAAGTCTAACATTGTTGAACCTGTTGAGATGAACTCTTTGATATCTGTTGGTGTTTCTTGTGCGCCGTCTAAGAAGTATGCAACCTTATAATCTTTGAATTTTTTATTTAAAGAGTCGGCGAGAACTCCAGCTAAATCGTCTTTAACTGACATATATTTCTCCTAATTAAATAGTGGGTGTGTCCGGCTTTGTAAGGGGCGAACCTCTTTTACACACTCGGTTTTATTAGTGTTGGCTTCAACACCCACTACACTTTATTTACTTATTGAATAGATCGTCAAAAGCAGCACTAGCATCTTCAACATTAGAATTTGCTGCGGAAGCTGCTACTACTGATTTAGGAGCCGCTTCTTTCTTAACCTCAGTTGTTTCTGCATCATCAGGATTTAACCAGTTGTTCAGAACACCTGTTAGTTCTTCGTAAGATAGTTCCTGATATAACTCAGTAATATCCTTCTGATTTTCTAACATATTCTCCATCTGTGCCTTATCTTCCACAATAGGTGATTGATTAGGTTTAACACGGATTGAAGTCTTAGGAAAAGAAGCACCACTTTCTTCAGCAGTAATGAACTCAACTGAAATATCACGACCACTAACTGCGTCTGTAATATCACCATAGTCTGGATCTGCGATTACTGAAAGTAATTCTTGATAAACCGTCTTACCAAAACCCCAAAAGCGAACACCTTGTGTTTCTTCACCACGAACGATTACTGGAGCAAAGGTTCTCATCTTAGCTTCCAATTTACGAGCCATCTGATACTCTTCTCTGTTTCCGCTTGTTTTAAGTTTTTGAGCAAACTCTTCAATTGGATCAGGACGACCAAATGTGATTGGTGATAAATAGGTTTTGTTATTCAAACCAAAATGGAAGAACAACTCAATGAACGGATTATCCTTATTATGCTTATATGGCAAAACACGAATAACCTGTTTACCAGGTTGTGGTTTCCAAAGATTTGAAGTCCTATTGTTTGTGGTTTGTAATTGATTAAGACGCTTACGAATAGAATTAATATCCATTATTTACTCTCCTTATTTTATTGTTTATTTGTTATTTGTTAGTTACACTCATCGTAACCATTAATATATATCACATGTAATAGTGAAATACAATTTTATTTTATTTATTTTCCCATTTATTTACATCTATTATAGAATGTATCTTAGTAGGTATTCTGTTAAGTCCCGTATCATTTGTGAGCAATAGACTGTTATAATATTCATCCCACGGTATAGCAAATCTCTTATCTAATACACCACCATTAAGTTCTCTGATAACCTCATTGAGCGCGTTGATTGTGTAGAGTGTATTACTTTGTTTTTTTCTATGTAATGAAATGGTATTTGGAATATCTTCGGGATGATTATCAGGATCATACTCAACATTGTATGTGCATATTAATTGAGACATATCATTACCATTTTCAAATACATAAACTTTTCCATAGAGTATATCGTTACAAGCTATGATAATTTCTAGTGTATGATTTAGTGAACTCTTAGGAGTGAATGTGCAAAGTAGTTGAGTTTTCATACTACGCAGGTGCCCATTTTTTAAATGCAGGTTCATCAAATTCAGAATTTTGGAATCTGCCGCCGCCAGCATTAGCACTTCTGCCAGTTGCAGAAAATCCTAAATTAAATTCAAATCTAGGCCAAGCTATTTTATCAACTCCATCCGACTCAGAAATATTTATTTTTCCCTTTTTAATGCTGAAGCTATCATTTCCAAAGTATTGAACTTCTAAATTTCGATTGTATGCTCTATGACTCATAGCTTGATATAAGTAATAACTCTGCATTCTTTTTGTCATCATAGCTTCTATTTCAGGACCCACAGGCAATCCCTGCTCTTTTCTAATTTTCATTATTCCGGCTACAGCAGATTCTATTTGTGAGGGCTTTCCACTTTTTCTGTCATTCATTTTCTTTTCAATATAATCAATATATTCAGAATCTACTCCTAACTCTTTTGCTGATTCTTTTATTTCATTTTGTGTTTTTTCTTGATGTTCTGTTTCTTTTTGGATACTTTCTTTACTTGGTGGACTTTCATTAAAAACATCATCGTTATCGTATATTCCTTCGTGCTTTTTAGAAAGAGCAATTGTCTTTTCCTTAACCTCTTCAGAAGTTAAATTACCTAACTTTTTAAAACCACTTTTTCTTACCTTAGCAGTTAATTGACTAGCACCACCATCACCTTTTTTAACACTAAGACCATCTATAGTAACTATTTTATTTTTTCCCTCTCCACTTTGATTAACAACAAGAACATCTACAGTTTCTAAAGTTGTGCTTTCAGGTAAAAAAGCTGCAGCTCCTGCTTCTGTTCCCTCGCCATCTCCGTGCATAGTTTTTATTGCAGAGTAAAGCTCAGCTATGTTAGCAAAGGATTTTCCTAATTGTTCGTGTTCTGCTAAATCTACCATAGCTTTATCTAATTCTTCTTTCCACTCTTTAGGATTTTCATTTGGATCTTTTTCTGACAAATCTTTTATTCTATTTATAATATCATCTGCAGCAGCATCAACAGGTGGAGGGTTATTAGGACCTTCAGGCACACCAGCAATTGGTCTCCTACCCAATAGTTCTAATTTTTTAGAAACTCCAAGTAATCCTTCTTGTATAATCTGTTTTCTATTTTCAGCTGAGTCTGGATTAACACCACTATCCATATCAATAAATTCTAATTCCCCTTTCTCAATTAGTGAACCATATTCATCTATCTGTGCATTATTTTGCTTTCTCTTCTTTCTTTCCCTATCTGTTTCATTATCTTTTTTTGGCACTCTTGTTAATGTCAATCCTTCTGATAATTTCACGCTTTTGACTTTTCCATCATTATTTCTGCTTACATTTTCTTTTGGTATTTGTTTTATCTTCTTTACTTTACCACCTTTAGAGAATATTTGATTAGGAGTAGTTAGCTTACCAGCGTAAGTAGAAGTTCTTACAGTTCTGATTCCATTTGCTTGCATCCAACTTTGCATAGCTTTACCTTGCTGATTGTCACCAAAGCCGTTCTTACCACCTAACTTATCAGCAGGCATTCCTCTTAACCTATTAAAATTACCTTTTCCATCTTTACCTGGTTCTCTAGCAATATAAATTCTCCACATATTCGGTTTACCTTGACTTGGTTCAACTACAGCAACCCAATTAGATAGATGTTCTTTATCTTCATCAGATACTTCTTTACCTGCCCATATATCTTCTAATGTATCAGCAGCTCTTAAATGAGCTTTGTGAGTCTCTTCTGATATTTTCTTTCCCTTCATCCCTTTTTCTCTACCCTCGTCATCTATAGGAGATCTTAAATAATCTAATGTGACTTTTTGATTGTCCTTTATACTAGCTTTTTGTCTATCATTTAAAGCTTTTCCATCATCAGTAGTTAAGTCGTCAATAACTTTTTCTGAGGTGGGTTTTGTTTCACCACCACCTTTCTTCGCTTTTTCAATCTCATCTTCGGAAGCATCTTTTGTAATTAAATTGTGCTTCTCTTTATTATAACTTTTAACCGTATATGGTGAACCAGAACCACCAATTTTTGTAACAATATCATCTTCTTTTAAAAGGCTATTCAATAACTCAGCCTTAGCTTCTCTGCTCCAACCGAACTCAGTTAGAACACCTTCTAATAGTATTAACTTAGCATTATTATTTACATCAGGCTTACCGTCACGTGTTCGATAAGACCACTCAGCTATTATCTTATTTAAATCTGTTATCATTCAAAGTTCCTCGTTATATCTTTCATTTCGTGGTAATTAGAGCCTTTAGCTACCTTTACAGGATATCTATCACCCATTTCAATAATACCCTTTACCATTTTAATAAAATCTAACCCATCTTCCATATGAAAATCAAACAAAAATGAGTCATAACTATACAGAACTAATTTACTCTTATAACCTTTAAGTTTAGGTATCAGTTCTGTAAGCATACTCATATTGCTCTCTGTCTCCATCAGCTGAATAAGATAGTTAAATACTTTGTTCTTATTCATATCAGATAGGTTCTTTTTGTATATCCTCTTACTATAAATATCAGATTCTATGAAATTATTCGATTTATAACCCTTCCAAACCTTATCTATATATTTTTGAACCTTTTTAAAAAACGGATTGTTATTTATAACCTCATCAGGTATATGTCCATATAGATACTGAAAAGATAACCCCTTAGCCTCATTGTAATCCACTCCATATAGCTTAGCCATATGTTGATGAACAGAGCCCTTTGGAAATTGATAATCTATCACATCTGCAATCAATCTTAGGTGATAAGCGTCATAGTCCATCTCAATCAGCATACCATCCTTACCATATCTACTTATAAATTTCCTTCTACTACCATCTTTTTTATTGAGAGCAGCAAAGTTCATACCACCGAATCTATTAGATGGGCGGCCTGTAGCGGTGTAAGGATTATACTCTGAATACACCATACCATCTGTTGTCTGTAACCCATTACTTTCTATCTTTTGCAAATTCTCCAATACATTGAAGTTATAAGTTCTGAATACATTCTCAGTATGTTTATTGCCCATAAGAGCGCCTAATTTAATTCTATCTACTATTATTCTATTAGCTTCAAGATGTTTCATTATGGGTATTACACAATTTAAATTAGATTTTTTATAATGTGTTCTATAAAAGTATTCATGCGTTGGTGTAATGCTATCTTCAATTATAAGTGGCTGATTAGTTTCTAAATAACTTTGCATCTGAAGGTCACGCACACCTTTTAAGTCTATGAAATGTAGCAGCTTCTTCTTATCATAAGTATAGACATCTTTATCTGTCTGTAACTCTTTAATATAATCAGTATTTAAATTTACCGCATCTGAATGTCTGAAAGGTAGTATGTATTCTTCTAAGCTATCTAAAAATCTTACATAAAATAAACATAACTTACTATCCACAGGATGTTTGCTCTCATCACATTGAACAGAAAGTAATATTGAACTTTCTTCTTTAAATATCTTTTTAAAACCATTCCACTCATCATTTGATTCTACTATTACCAATACAACTTACTCCATATTTCAGTTGTTTTAGGATACACATCAAACATCAGCTCTTTCATAACCTTAGCATATTGTTGTATTTCCCATTGTGATGTTGGTTCATCTCTTAGCTCTATGAAGTTCATGATGGCTTGAAAAGATGCTGTCCAATATACTTCGGTGTATTGGTTTAATGGTAAGATTATTCTTGCCTGTTCTTTAGCCATACCAGCTTTTACCATCTTATCATAAGTCATCCTAACTTTTCTCATCAAATCATTATAAGCGTCATCCATTCTTCTTTGTTGTAGGTCATCTAACACACCCTCTGATGCTTGTTTATTATCATCGGATTGTTTTCTCCAAACTGATGGTTCATAGTAATCCTCAACTGGCACATACCGACCACTTATCTCATTCCAAGCATGATCTTTAGTGGATGAATTAGAAGTAGTTTCTATACCTACAACGTGTTTATACCATTGTCTCATTACGAACTCAGGTGCTTTGATATGGAATTGAACTTGCAAATGTCTGAATGGAGAGTAGTGTTTGTATTTAGCTAAATACCTAACCAACCTTTCATCTGATTTATCGAATGTTTCTTTTCTTTTACCGAATGATACACGAGCTGAATTGACGACTGTTAAATCATTTCCTAATGAATCCACAACCTCAACAAAGCCTTTATCTAAGACTTGACTTTTCATTTATATAACCTTTTATTTGATAATATATATTAAATTAATATACCAAAATGTAAATTAATATCCACCGCCGGATGAACCTCCGCTTGAACCACCAGAAGAG